TCACACTTATCGTGCCATTGAGCTGAACGCTTGTAGTGAGTAAGAGTGTTCTCTTCTCCTGCCTTATGACAGTTCTGGCAAATCATTTCGGTCTGTGTTCCTTAATAACATCTACTGATACACCTTGCAATGCTCTTTGAGCATCAATTAAACCCCAGTTGTAGGCATTATGTTCTGGGTGTGGGTTATCTGGATCTTCTGGATCAATTAAAAGGTCTGCGATAATGTGTGCAAACTGATTAGGCTTCATCTTTTGTTTCCTCCTCTGTTGTTTCAACTACTTCTTCTACTACTGGTACTAGTATCTCTGTTGTTGTGATTTCTCCACCTGGTACTGGCATTGTTGTTACTACCTTTCCCCATCTCTGGGATTGACTCATCGACTTACCGCGTTGTGCAGTACGCCGTCTACGACGAAGAGTTCTAATGGCAACAGCCATTACTGCTTCTCCTTTAACCATTGTGCTAGGTCCTGAATGACCCAGGCTTGATCTATTGATGCGTTGCGACGCTTAACTACCACGTAAGACAGAGGGACTTCCCCAAGACCTCTAGCCTTAGCATAGTTAAGCGCCTCAACTTGTGCTTGTCTCCAAAACTCAGGCAGGCTGAGCTTGGCAGTGTTCTTGAGTTCTAGTACGTATGTCTTCCCCGATATCACACACACTAGATCCCCTTCGTCGTCCTTGCCTGCCAGCCGTAATCGTTCTGCCAGCACACCAAGACCACGAAACCATTTCATTACATCAATCTCAAAGGCAGCACCTTTAGCTTTGTTATACTTCGGGCTGCTCATCTACCAATACAACCTTGTTGATCTTGTAGATGATGTTGCCTTCTTCATCTTTAACTAACTCGACAACACCAGATTGCAGCAACGCACCAACGAAGTTGGTTAGGTCTACCTTGATGGCATCAAGTTCTGCACGCAACCCATCTACCTTGATGTTATCTCGGTACTTATTTGATAACTGTTCAGACATTGTATCCTCCTTGGTATCCTGCGATTGTATCTTTGCGTAACATCCAACCGAACTCATTTTGATCTGAGATCTGTACTGCTGCGTAGTTTACCAGTAGCTGTGCATATTTGCTGCCGTCAGCAGTGTGTTCTCCAAAGCGATTCTTAACTGGTGCTACCTTGAGTATTCCTTGTGATGGGTCATAGCCCAATGTAAGTATCAGTGCAGGTAACTGACTGACCTTTCCGTGAATTGCTCTGCGATGAGGTGGGTTACTAGGTGACCCATACTCTGACTGTTCTGATACGTGGTGGAGCACCATCACACAGGCCTCAGTCTTGCGTGCCATATCGTGTAGCTCCATCATAATTGCTCTTAGTCCTGCCCATTCGTTGTCCGTCTCAGCGGTGACATTCATTAAGTTATCAATGACTATCAACTCAGGTGGATGTCCATAGAGTTCAACGTAGGCCCTGATCTCTAACTCCAAGTCGTCAATGTTTGGAGATGAATCAAAGACCCACTTGATGTGTGAAAGTTTATCTAAGTGTGCATTGTAATACTTACTATCGTTAGAAAGGTTTGCCTCTACTGTCACTTGTGAGTGACCAGATAGATGCGATACAGACCTCATCATTACAGTAGCAGTATCAGTATCTGCGGAGAAGAAAAGTGTAGGAACCTTGGCCTTGATTGCATAGATCAGAGCGAACATAGATTTACCAGCATTAGGTGCTGCAGCTACCATACATACCTGGCCTCTGCGAAACTTAATACCTTCTACTGCTAACCCATTCCACACATCAGGCAGTGGTGTTGCTTTGGTAAGCACTCCACTCCAAGCGCGGGAAAGATTAAGCAACGTCGTCCTCCTGATAGATTTTGATTCCTCGCTCACGTCTGACACGTTGACGATCTCTAATCGTCAGACCGCCCCAGATACCGTGAGCCTCGTTCTTAATACCCCATTCGGCACACTCTCTACGGTGAGGACATCTCTTGCAGATGTTCTTTGCAAAGTTAGCATCAACTGTAGATGCACCAGGAATACCAGATTCATTATCGGGGAACCAGAAGTCACCACCGATTGTTGCACAACTAGGAGCTTCGTATTGACTTGGCTCCCGCATTAGTTATCGAACCCAGATGGTGTCGCACTTATCTGGCGCACCCTTAGGTGCTGAACACATATAACCTGACCACGGACCCTTTTGTCCTACACCTGAACGTAGTGTCATTGCACCGTGACGGCAGGTATTACCGCCACCTGATGGTGCTGGTGCTGCCTGTACTGGTGTTGCATTGAATGCCTGTGCTACTGCTGCAACTGTTGGTGCTGTTTGTCCACCTGTGAACTCTGCACCTGTTGCTTTAATCAAAGTTGAAACCATACCTAGATCATTAAGACCTGTCTCTAGTTCCTGAACATTTGCTGCGTAAAGATTGATAAGTGTTCCATCAGACAACTTGTAATTGATCTGGAACTTTGTTCCTTCTGTAGCCATTTACTTTCCTCCACTTTGCTTTACGGATAGTCGCTGACTCTCAGCTCCTACCTTCTTAGGGACAAACCCTAATAGTTTTTCTACCTCATCACTGTCAACTGACTCGCGCCCTTTAACAGTTGTCCAACTGAGTTCTATACCTGAATTAGTAGTACCCATTACTCCTTCAAAGGATGCCTTCAAAGAATCCTGCTGTGTTTCTAACTCTTTAATTTGTTGCGCTAACTGTAAGTACAACAGTGCATTCTTGTCAACATCTGCATCAGCAATGATTACATCACTGACTGGTGTACGTTCTTTTTTTAGACCAACGCATCCCATCTCACCTGATGAGTCGTAGAACTGACAATAACTCTGGCAGAAGGAACTATCTTTTTCTGGCGCTGGTGGTTCTGCTGCTTCCTTAACAGCCGCTAGCCAACCGAGTGCCTCTAGCGCAATGGACTCATCGTAGTCTTCGGTGTGAACCTTGACATCTCTTTCGTCCCCGTCCCTGGCAATAGCGCACAGTGATACTCGGTTGACCGCATAGCCGTTTTTTGCTAGGAGGTAGCCGTAAACTTGGACTTGCCATCTTTGTTGATTGCTTGGAAAGTATGAAAGGTTCTTTACCTTTACTGTCTTCCAGTCAATCACATCACCTGTTTCTGGTACAAACAAATCTACGTGAGCTTTGATGTCACCATACTCAACTTCAAGTTCAACCTTATATTTTTCTCCATTAGGATCTACAGATTCAATAGCCTTTTCAATCTCTGCGTGGATAGCAGTACCCATAATCGCAGCTAACTTACTAAGGTTATCATTAGTTTCTGGCTGGTCATTAAGTCTGTACCAAACCTTACGTCGGCAACCACCAATCTCAGATGGTCCAACCTGCTTTTGTTTAGATCGTGATTTACTAGCATCCTTCTCGTGAAGGACTGATAGTAATAATTCTTTTGCATCAGTCATTTACTTCCCTCTCATCTTCCTCAAAGAAACAACCGCATCCACCTAAATCAAGATCATCTACAAGCTGAGGTTGGTCCTCTACTCTACGCCTTAATTCAATCAAAGGCAATGGCCTCTTCACTCCATCTTTCATATCTGTAAGTATGGATACATCCTTGCCTATGTGTTTGATAATCTCTTGTTCTTTTTTTTCCCACATAGCAAAGCGTTCTGGCATAATCTCTAACAACTTCTTGAACTGTGCTTGCCCTGCTCGTACACAACCACCACCACAGTTGTTATGGCTAAATCCTAAGCTGTATAAACGTGGAGTCTTTAACCCTTCAGACTCAGCCCATTCAATTAATTCTGGTTTATCAAAATACATCCTAGTTTCTCTATGGTAATACGGTTCTGCCAGTGGAGCTACCGCCTTGTATGGCTTATAGTTTTTGACTATCGCTGGTAAACGATGAATTTCTGTCCAGTCAATGCCAACATAAACTGTGGTATCTTCTGGATCACAGTTCTCATTGAGCCATTTTCTTGCTGGTTTTTGTTTCAAATCAAAAGAGCAATGGGCTAATCGGGAGTTTCCAAGAAACTTTTTATCCTTGAATACTTCCCAAATATCCCTGCCTTCGTTGATATAGATATAAGTGCCACCGATATTCTTTACTGCGTCATTTAGAAATCGGTAAGTATCTTCATCTTCTCCAATATGGACGGACTCAGCACTACCTTTTACATCTGTAAATACTAAGTAAAGATTTTCAGTACCGTACTTGGCAGCAACCATCTTTGCTGCAGCCCAGGACCCAATACCACCTGAAAACATTACTACGTGTTTCATTTAGATCCTCTCCTGTACCACCAACTGTAAAGGCTTACCAGTATTAGCGTCAAGGACCGACGCAATCTCTACGGCTTTACGGGCGTGTCTTTTTGCGTAGGCTAACTCCATATCAGGTTTGCAAATTGAATACAGGTAGCCAAGAGCAAGCTGACCCCCACTACCAATGCCATACGCTCCGTGATTTGCTTGGAAAAAAGAGAGATCACAAGCAATACGAAAGATATTGCCGTTAAAAGCAATGAGATA